GTTGGAACGTTCTGACTTCTATACTGCGCCGGCAAGCACGCGCTTCCACGGCAACTATACTGGCGGGCTGCTGGAGCATAGCCTCAATGTGTACGACAAGCTCTCTGGGTTTGTGGCTCGCTATCCTGAACTGGAGATCTCACCGGAGACGGTGGCGGTCACTGCGTTGTTCCACGACCTGACGAAGGTAAACTACTACACCGTCAGCTCTCGGAACGTCAAGGATGATGTTACGGGCGCATGGCATAAGGAGCCGTTCTACAAAACGGAAGATCGTCTCCCGCTTGGTCATGGCGAGAAATCTGTCATTATCCTGCAGAGCTTCATCAAGCTCACACGTGACGAAATCTTTGCAATCCGCTGGCATATGGGTAGCTTTGATTGTGCAGTCAAAGGCGGGGATTACGGTATGGGCAATGCTTTCGAGACTTGCCCGCTGGCAGTTATGACGCATTTGGCTGATATGGAAGCTACCTATCTTGTTGAGTGTTTAGCAGCAAAGTAAATCAACGGAGGCTAACATGGAAAAAAGTGTTTTTCAAATTCTGAACGAGTACGACATCACGGAACACCTCAAGAAGAAAGACAAGATCGTCTATCTGCCCTGGTCTAAGGCATGGATGATCGTGAAATCTCTCTTCCCCAGCGCCAAGTTTACCATCAACAAGGCTGCTGACGGCTGCATCTATCATACGGACGGAAAGACCGCCTGGGTGGAGGTGTCTATCACTATCAACGACCAGACTGAAACGGAGTCTTTGGCTGTTATGGACTTCCGTAACAAGTCTATTCCCATCGACACGATCACCTCTGCCGATGCAGAGAAGTCTATCAAGCGCTGCTTGGTCAAGTGTGCTGCTCTGCACGGCCTGGGTCTGTCTCTTTGGACGGGTGAGGAGCTGTCCAGCGCCGCCCGCAAGAAGAAGGAAGACGATCTGGACGATGTGAAACAGGAGATCCTGAGCGTTGTTGCCGGAAAGCTGGAAGCCGGTGTGTCCAAAGACACCATCTACAAGGCTATCGAAAGTGTTGCCGGTGTGAAGAACCCCAACGCTATCAAGGATATCGCAACGGCTCAGAAAGTCGTTGAGCAGATCAAGAAACTGGAGGTAAAGCACAATGCTTAATAAGGTAATCATCATGGGTTGTCTTACCCGCGATCCTGAGATCAAGAAGGTAAACAATGACATCTCCGTGTGCAGCTTTTCTATCGCCTGCGACCGCGACATCGTGAACAAGCAGAACAATGAGCGCGAGACGGACTTCTTCGATGTGACTGCGTGGCGCTCTACGGCGGATTTCGTTGGCAAGTATTTTGGCAAGGGGCGCATGATCGTTGTTGTCGGTCGGCTGCAGAAGCGCAACTACACCGATAAGGACGGCAACAAGCGTTCTGCCGTAGACATCATTGCCGAGAACGTCTATTTCGGCGATTCCAAGAAGGACGGCGAGACTTCTGACAACGCCTCTGCCTCCACCACCGGATATGCTACCGCTCCTTCTCAGAACAGCGACTTCGCAAATGTCGGTGAGGAAGATGGAGAGCTGCCCTTCTGATGGATAATTCTTTTCTCCTGGACGCTATGGACTGGTCATACTCCCGCGTTAGCAGTTTTGATCAGTGCCCGCGTATGTTTGACCTTACTTACCTCCAGTGCATGGATCGCGTGGACAACGCTTTTGCTCAATGGGGTTCACTGGCGCACTCGCTTTTAGAGCGATATTTTCGTCAGCAGGTCGAGCTGTGGGATTTATCCGGCCTCTATGAGAAGGAATACGCAAGAGCAGTTACAGAACGGTTTCCATTTCCCCGGCTGGAAGACAGCTACTATGAGCGCGGTATGGAATACTTCGATAATTTCGGTGGACAACTGGGAGACGAAGAAGAAGTGCTTGCGGTCGAAGACCGGTATACCTCCACACCGGTGGTGGGTGTCATAGACCTGGTGCCTCGTAATAGGTCTGGGCTGATCGTTTGCGATCACAAAAGCCGGGGCAAATGGAAATCCAGAGAGGAACGCCGCAAATATCTCCGCCAACTGAACTTGTATGCAGTACGGGTCAAAGAGGTCTACGGTGAGTGGCCGCATGAACTTTGGTTCAACAAGTTCCGCGAAGGTATCTTGGACAGAGAGCCATTCAACATCGTAACTGCTCAGGAGGACATAGACTGGTTCCTGCGTTCCATTGACGACATCTATAAGGCAAGGAATTTTCCTGCCAAACCTGACCGTTTCTTTTGTGACTACCTATGTTCTGTGCGTGAGCATTGCGAGCATTCCAGCCAATATGTTACGGAGGAATATAAGTGATGGAAAAGATCAAGGTAATTTTCCTCGACGTTGATGGTGTGCTCAACAGTGATCGTACAGTCCGCAAAACCCAAGGCGGCTATACGTTTGTTGACAACAGGCAAATGAAGAACCTGAAGCACATTATTAACATGACAGGAGCTAAGGTCGTTCTTTCCAGTGATTGGAGATACGACCGAGACGACCCGAGATACAACGGAGACTATCTGGAACTGGAAGCAGAGCTGTTGAAATACGGGATTCGTCTTTACGGCTTTACGCCGGAGCTGCCATCCTGTCACAGAGGTATGGAAATTGACTGCTGGCTAAAAGAACATAGCGAGGTCGGAGACTTCGTAATTCTGGACGACCGGGCAGATATCGAGCCGAACAAAGATCACTGGGTTCAGACAGTAATGCGCCGAGGACTCGGTGTTGAGGAGGCCGAGAGTGCTATCCACATCTTGAACGGCAAATGAAAGACGGATTTCATTCGGATAAGACCCGTCCACATGAAGTGGGCGGGCTTACCGAAGAACTGAGGTGATTTTACCCGTGCAGATTGATAGAGAAGCAATTTTGCAGGCCAAAGAAAAGCTCGGAGATCGTAACGCTCAGATTATCGTCGAAGAGCTGGGGATTACCGATTTCGATGAGAAAAACATGAAGTGTTGCTGCCCCTTCCATCAGGAGGATCACGCTTCCTTCATTTACAACAAGAAAGCATTCAACTTTCGTTGTTTCGGTAGTTGTGGCCGTAGCTACGACATTCTGGACGTTTTCATGTATAAAGGCGCGACTTATGCCGAAGCCTGTAAGAAACTTTTCGAGCTTGCCGAAATGCCCTACTCTTTCGGAGAGCTGGGCGTAAAAACCAAACGGCATTATAGATATCCCCACGAGGTTCCCTGTACTGATAAATCCAAAGTGTACGCATATTTTGAGCAGCGCAAGATCAGTCGTGAGACGCTGGATGCTCTTGATGTGCGGCAGGACTCCGAGGGAAACGCGGTATTCAATT